ATAGCACGTACTTTCTCTAGTGGAACGTATGGGCAATAGAACACACCAGCGTCATATGCTGAAGTACCTTTGTAACCAACAACAAAGAATTGTGTTGCGTTAGAAGCGTTAGCATTTGCAGTGTATGGATCAACATAAACTTTGTACTTACCATTTAGAACACCAGCAAATGTAGTGCTAGAGTCATCAATGTTAAGACCTGCGTTTGCTGCCAATGCTGGAGCATAGTCAAGAACACCTGCCATTGCCAATGCAGAAGCTACATCAGAAGAACAGATGATGAAGTTACCACGGCCACGGCGTGTTGTCTGAGCAATAGCGTTAGCTTCACGTTCGATTTGGAACATCAAACCCTTGAACTTTTCAACTGACCAACGGCCGTTAGAGTCAACGTCCAAGTCAAAAGTACCAGCAGTTGCTGTACCAGCTTGTGCACCAACTTTAGCGCCGATGTAAACTGTGCGAATAACTTCACGGTTAATTTCAGCCAAGATTTCTGTAGAAAGAATACTTGTCAATTCGCTTTCAGCGTCAAGACCATGTACTGCTTTCAAGTCTTGTGCTAGTTCAACTGTGTATTCTGCCTTTAAAGCGCGTGTCTTAGCAGTTACAGTTGTCTTTTCGATACTGAATGCCATTTGACCGAATGCAGTAGCACCGCCAAGGTCTTCAGCATCAGCTGTAGCAATACCTTTACCTGTTACTGTATCAGCAGTTGCTGGGCTACCAGAGTTTGCTGTAGCATCACCAGAGAAACCAGCGTTTGGCTCGTTGAAAAGAGCTTCAGTACCACCTTGTGTAGAATACTTGCTCTTCATAGCGAAGATCAAACCTGTTGGTTGTGTCATTGGCTGAACACCGCAGATGTCATAAGCGATCATCTGTGGAGCTGCACGACGTACCATAGCGATTAGAACTGGATCATAACCAGCCATGTTTGCGTTAGTACCTGCACCACCTAGAGAAACACCAGTACCACCGAAGTTAGCTGGAACTGTTTCGTTAAGTGCTTGAGCAGTTTCACGCATTGCATTTTCTTGGTTCTCAAGAAGTTGTGCTGTCACTTGCTTGCGATAGTCATCGCGAAAAGCAGGTGCTGAAGAGGACTCAAGAATTGGTCCCCACTTTTTTACTAGATCTGGACGTGTAGTCATTTTTATTTCCTTTGTGGATGTTTATTTTTTAAGTGCTTGTAGATATCCGGCCATAACTGGATCAACAGTTTTGGTTTCTTCGTCTAATAGAACTGGTTCATCGGTAACAACAGAGCTTACGCTTACTGTTGTCTTTTTACCAAAATAATTTTCTTTGATAGTTTGAAGCTTTGTCTTAAAAGACTCTGCATCATCATACGCAAGTTCTTCAGCTAGGCTGTTAAACTTTTCTGCGTCTGTATCTGCCATACCAGAAGAGAACTCTCCGATTGCAGCGATACGTTTCATTTCATTGATTTGCTTTGATAGTTCAACATTAGCAGCTAGTTGCTCATCAAGCTTAGCCTTGGTAGACTCTGCTTCTTCTTGCAAACCAGTTAATAAGTCAAACTTTTCTTCAGGTACATCAATATAGTGTTCTTCAAATAGACCTTTCATGCCAGCAATAAAGCTTTCCATGATTTCAGTCTTCACACCATGTTCAAGGGCAAGCTCATTATCTGTCATCCACTGCTCAACTACGTAGTTGAGATATCCATCAACTTTTTCAACAAGACCCTCTGTAATTGATTCAACTTGCTCAGCAAGCTTTGCATCAAAACCTTCTTCGATCTTAGCAATTTCTGCCTTGACACGAGTAACTACTGCTGCTTCAAAAATTGTAGCTGCTTTAGTTTTAAATTCTTCTGTTAATTCTTCGCCGTTAATTAAAGCGGCTACGTCTTCAGTAACGTCGATTTTAAGTTCTTCAACAACTGCTTCTTCAGAAACCACTTCCGTGATTTCTTCTTCTGCAATTACTTCTTCAACTTGCTCTTCTTGCAACTTCTTTGATTCCTCAAGAAGTGTTGCGATTTTTTGTTCGATTGACATCGTGTTCTCCTATTAACTGGATGAGTTCTATAATTATTTATCTATTTATTTATTTCAGATTTTGTAGAAAATTCTGAAAAGCCGCGATAGAGGCTTCATTTAATTTCTTAGATGGAGTACGTCGAATCATCTTCTGCGTCTCCTCTATCTGTCTTTGTTCAAATTTTCCATCAACAAAAACCCATTCCACTGACTCCATAATACCTCTTACGAAAGCATCAGGAGCAGAAGGGTCGGCGACGATGTCTGCTGCTGTTGACAACATAAAATCGTCTTGAACAACTTGAATACCTTCTTTATTCATCTGAAGGGAACCAAGTGCTCTACTAGAAACCCCAAGATTAGCGCCGCCGTCTAATAGACCGCGAGCAATATTACCCATAGGTGTTTCAAGAATTTTTGCTTTACCAATGTAGTTAGTACCTTCTTTACGAAGATCTACGATTAGATGAGACACGCGATCTAAATTAATAGATGGTGTATCTGGATGACCAAGTTCACCATACGCGCGATTTTGTTTAACTAAAGATTCCATGTAACGACCAACTTCTTTATCCATGACATGTTCTGGATACATACGGTTATTACGGTTCTGTAATTCTGATTGAAGGAATACACCTTCAATAAAATAATCTTTACCTTTACCGAGTTTATTCTCAACAATAAATTGAGTAGACTCTAGTGTTTCTCTAATAAGTTTCATAGTTATACCTTATCTGGTGAACCACTAATAGTGGTAGATGCGCCAACGCGAGTTGGATCATCGTATGAACCATATTGAGCGTCTTCAATCTTAGAAGTATAACCAGTTACTTTTCTTAGAAGCAACCAAACTTCCATTTGACCTGTAGTTGTAACTACGATATCGCTGGTATTATTAACAGAATCTCTAAATTCTGCAGCGGTAAAATCAATGTATCCTGGACGCTGACCAACTAATGTTGATACTACAACAGAATTACGTGTAATAGTTGCAACACCTGCAGCAGCACCTGTCCAATACATTGCTTGAATATCTACAGCAGGTGTGCCGCTTACAGTTTCAGTTGTATGTAATAAGTCTGTAGCTAAAGTGATAGTTTCTGTAACACCAGATCCAGCTGCTTTAACCGCAACCTTTTGTGGTGTTTTCTTTAAAAATGTTTTTGCCATATTATTCCCCGAGTTCTCTTATTACGTGCATGAAATTTTCTTTAGATTCACGCATGTATTCTACTATTTGATATTTATCATCAAGTAAAGTATTCAAAAGATGCTGCGTGTCTTCATTAATAGCAACTGTATTACCATCATTTAATGTATACTCTAATTTACCTGGTAAACTAGACGTCTTTTGTTTGATCTCTACAATAACTGGATCAATTGAAAATATGTTGGAAGAAGCAAGTTCTATATATGACTCTACTAACGTATCTGTAATTCTATCGATGTTATGATATTTTTTAATTAAGCTTGCTATTTTTTCTTCTGGTATTAAATTAATATTATCTTCTAATATAATCTTTGTATTAATACTTGTCTTAACGTAATCTAATGCTTCTTCCAAACTCTTTGCATCAAAGTTAATGAACTCATCGTCAACTTTGATTTTATAATTTGTGTGAATGCTAACATGCTTTCCTCGATAAGTAAAATTATCGAGAACTCCCATATTTTCAAAAATATTAGATTTAAGCTTCGCTAGTGTCAGCATCTTCTTCTTGTTCTATTTCCGATTCCGATTTAGGAAATATATTTTGAGCAACTTGTACTCTGTAATTGTCTAATGCAGAAGAAAGTTTCTGCGACATTACATTATTAAAACTATCATCAATAGCAATAGAATCTCCTGATGCTAATGCGTCTACTAATTCACGTGTATTCATTGTTTAGCTCCTTGCTGTTGCGACGCTTGTGCCGCAATATCATTATTAAGTTCACCTTCAGCTCTTGTTTGTTCTAGAGCTTTAGCTTGTTCTTGTTGATTATACTCATCCATCTCTGCTTGCATTTCTTCAATATCATCATCGTCAAGACGAAGAATATGTTTCTTTACATAAGTTGGAGAATAATATTTACCTACAAATGGATCAATCATTTCTAGAATATTCAATCTGCCTTGCATTAACTCGGCTTCTTTTAATTCAGCGTAATGATTATCACGCATAAAGTCAAACTTGATTCCACGCTCTATTACATCCCAGTCATCAAGAGTTATAACTCCTTTAAAGATTAACTGAATTTTTAGAGCATCAAGAAATAAGCTAGAAAACTTTTGACGAATGCGAGAAATAAATTTTGTAAATTTAATTTCATCGCGAGTAATTTCTGAAGAACGACCAAGATTGAATCCATCAGTCTTTTGTAGACGACTTGCTGGAACATTCAATGATTGATATAGCTTATTCTGAAAATACTCAATGTCTTCAATCTGACCTAATGTTTGGCCACCTGGAAGTGTAGTAATTTCAGTACCTTTACCGCCTTCACGACGTGGCATCCAAAAGTCTTCCATCATAGACATATGCTTACGATCATCACGAACTTCACCAGTAGTTGCATCGTAAACAATCTTATTACGAAACTTATTCATAATATCATTTACATACTGTTCTGCTTTGATCTTTGGTAGATTACCAACATCAACATAGAAAATTCTACGTTCTGGTGCTCTGGAAATGCGATAGATTACTAAAGCATCTTCCATCATCTTTAACTGATTGACAATCTTAATTGCCTTATGAAGATATGAAAGCATCATACCTGAATTTTGATCCATAGATCCTGAAGGAACATAGATCACAGAATCTAAAGGAAGCTTAACTCCCTGAGCTGTTGATTCAGTAATACCTTTATCACTGTAGAGATAATACTCTTCAATGCCTTTGATTACTTCAACACCTTGTGCATTCTTTTCTTTATTGACCGTCTTGATTTTTCTAATCTTACGTGGGTCAATCTGACGCAATTCAACTATACCATTCTTAGGATT